GATGGCAAGATCGTCCTGCTCGACTGGAAGACGAGCAAAGCCATTGTCGGCGCGCACAAGATCCAGTTGGCCGGCTACGAGCAGCTCTGGAACGAGAACCGCCCGGACATGAAAGTCCAGCGCCGCGGCATCGTCCGCATCGGCAAGGAGTCGCCGGATGACTTTGAGGTGTCTTGGATCTTCTCCGCAGAACCGCTGTGGGAAAACTTCAAGGCCCGCCTTGCGCTTCACTACGCCAACCTGCGCCTCAAGAAAGCCGCCTAAATGAAACGCACCCGCCGGTTCGTCGTCCGAGAGCAGACCTTTGGTCTGGTCGTGGAGTTCTATTGTGGAACACCACAGGCATCGGCGATCCGGCGGTGTGCAAGCATTCTTCAGCTTGACCCCAAAGACCCCGACAATCAGCCCGACGACAGCGACGCCGCCTGGGCGATGTGCTGCGGCAGCCAAGCGGTCGTTTGGATTGAAGACGCCACAGACACCGGATCGCTCGTCCATGAGCTGTACCACGTTGTCGCTGACTTCCTCAAACACATCACCTCAAGCGACGAGGAGACCGGCGCCTACCTCATCCAATACCTTTACCGCGAGGCGCGCAAGAGATTGGACAAGCGATGACTGCCACCGAAACCGTCAGTTTCCTGCGCCACTTCAACCGCTGGCGCCGCGGAGACGACAGCATCCCGCAACCGCAGCCAGAAAAGGCCGGCGAAGCTATCGACGCAGCGTGTGCGCACATTGAGCGCCTTGAGCAGGAGCTGCGCAATGCCAGAAGGGTCGCTAACGAAATGAGCGAATCCAACGAGGTGCTGTTGGCCGACCTGCACTACACTCGACAAGACTTAAAAGAGGCACTCAACAAGCGATGACATCCAGCTTCCTCATCGCCTTAGTCGGCCTCATTTACTTCGCCGTCGCCATCGACCTCGGCCTCATCCAGCACCGCTACTGGCACGGTCTCATCTGGCTCGGCTACGCACTCGCGCAAATCGGACTCTGGCGCGTCACCATCTATGAGTAAATACGATATTATGACACCGGAGATTGAAGAAATCGACAAGACAATCGTCCTCCTCAAGTCCAAGCGCGCGAAGCTCGTTGCCGATGCGGCCAAGCGCAAGGCCGATGCCCTCTGCGCCGAAATGCGCAAGCGCAAGCAAGCAAAATGACTTTATCTGACGGCTCAAGCGGGTTCTTGCCGCGGTTCATGTGGTGTGGCCGCGCGGACATACCGGGTATGCCCAGCTCCAGCGCGCAAGACGACTGGGGTGCCGTCACTATTTTGACCGGGCAGCGCAGAAAAACGGATGAGCGTTTTGGACTGGAAATCCCGGTCGGCGCGACATCGAGGTCGGGAGGCATCCACGGTTTATCCGCCCGCATGGAGCTAAAATCCATGTCCCACTGGAGCCTTAACCTTGGCAACCCGTGCGCTGAAAAGGTGCGGCCGCACCGTTCCCGGCAATTTTTCCAATGATCTCTTGGCCGCCCCAAAACTTCCGCGTCGAAGTAGACGGCATCGGCACCTGCCGCGTGCTCTACGTTGTCGCGCAGGGCGGCCTTGAGAACGACTACGTCACCGTCTGCCGCGAAGACAACGGCCGGTGGCTGACCGCGCGCATTGACCAGCTCGCTGCCGCGGAGAATCCGACTTTGGATATTTTGGGCGCTGGCTCGGCATAACAAAATCGGCCCTGGGGAGGTCCGAGCGCTAACCAGCCAGCGCCCATTTCCATTCATGCCAGAACATCCTCTCATCGTAGCCTACGGCGGCGGCACCAACAGCACCGCCATGCTCTGCGGCTTCCGCGAGCGCGGCATCCGCCCCGCGCTGATCTTGTTTGCCGACACCGGCGGCGAACTTCCGCACACCTACGAGCATCTCCGCGTCATGTCCGACAAATGCCAAGAGTGGTTTGGCCTGCCGATTGAGACGGTCTTTAAGACATACAAGGGCGAATTTGAAGGACTGGAAGGCGAGTGCAACCGCCGCCAACAACTTCCCAGCCTTGCCTACGGTTTCAAGGCCTGCTCGATGAAATACAAGCAGGAACCCCAGCGTAAGCGCATCCGGCAATGGATGGACGCCAACGAGTGCAAGACGGTGACTCAAGCGGTCGGCTTTGATTTTGCTGAAGGCCATCGCGCCACCTATGTCGTCAGTAACGACTTGGCGAAGGGTCGCACTGCGGTCAACTGGTTCCCCCTAATTGAGTGGCAGTGGGCGCGCAAAGAGTGCGTCGAGGCCATCGCCCGCCACGGCCTCCCGCAAGCAGGCAAATCCTCCTGCTTTTTTTGCCCCGCAATGAAGCTGCGCGAAATCCTGCGCCTCCGCGACCAAGCGCCGGAATACTACCAGCGGGCGATTGCGCTGGAAGACAACGTCAGGGTTAAGGGGCCGAAGGAAGGGCTGGCGTTTGGCACCAAGTGGACCGAGATCGTCAAAGCGGACGACGATCAGCTCAAACTTTTCGACTGGCTGGACAAACACGACCCGCACCATGTGCCGTGCGGGTGCTATGACGGATGAACGAGCACGCACAACGCTTCAAGCCCACGCCGCACCCTGTCATGCAGGTCGATCTCGACTTGCTCGAGAAACTGGGACCGGACGAAGGCTGGAAATACTTAAAAACACGCGAAGAACTGATCGCCCGCGAGGCATCAGACCCGTTCCGCTATGGCTACATCCCGCCGGTGTGGAAGCGTGCGTCCGAATTACTGGAAAAGCACCGCGAGATTCTCGTCATGGGCGGAAACCGGAGCGGCAAAACGGAATGGGCGGCCAAGGAGGTCATCAAGACCATGTATTCCAAGCCCGGAGCGGTTGTCTGGTGCTTCCAAACTACTGCGCCAAACTCCATTGAGCTGCAGCAGCCACGCATTTGGAAATATATGCCGCCGGAATGGCGTAATGCGCGCAAGGGTCAGGTCACTAACATCACATACAGCGTCAAGGGTGGCTTTACTGAGGCAAAATTCGTTGCACCAAACCAATCGATCTGCATTTTTCGCAACTATGCGCAAGATCCGTCCACGCTTGAGGGTGGCGAGATTGATTTCGCCTGGGCGGACGAGCTGGTGCCGCTGGATGTCCTTGAGACCCTCCGCTTCCGGTTGGTTGACCGCAACGGCAAGTTGGCCGTGACGTTTACGCCGGTTGAAGGATGGAGTCCTACGGTTGCCGACTACCTGTCCGGCGCCAAGACCATTGAAGACACCGACGCCGAGCTGCTCCCGCTCAAAAACGACAAAGGCGAAATCTCCGGCTACGACAACGTGCCTATTGAGCAAATCAATCCGAAGGGCCGACCGATCCTCTACTTCCACACGCAGTCAAATCCTTGGGCCGGTTGGTCGCGGATGAAGAAAGAGCTGCAGAGCGAGACGAAGGAAAAAATCCTTTGCCGCGCTTACGGTGTGCCAACCAAAGCCATCAGCGGTCGGTTCCCATTGTTCAACCCCAAGGTCCACGTCATCCGCGCCTCGGATGTCCCGCGAGGCACCCGCTACCACTGGGTTGATCCGGCCAGCGGCAAGAACTGGGCGATGATCTGGACTGTCCATGACACATCCGGCCGCATCGTGGTCTACCGCGAATGGCCCGACCAAACGTCCTACATTGAGGGCATTGGTTATGCCGGCGAATGGGCACTACCCGATGGCAAGAAGCTCGACGGCAAGCCCGGTCCCGCGCAGCAGGACTTTGGTTTCGGCCTTGAGCGCTACAAAGACGAAATTCTTCGCGTTGAAGGCGGCGAGGAAATCTTTGAGCGCTGGATGGACAGCCGCTACGGCAACGCCCGCACGCTCGGCAAGGAATCGCCGACAACGCTCATCGATGAGATGGCGGACCTAGGCATGCTCTTCACGGCGACACCGGGCGATTCCATCGATGAAGGCGTCAGTATGATCAACGATGCGCTGTCTTACAACCCGGACAAGCCGGTGGACGCGCGTAATCAGCCGAAGCTGTACATCAGCGAAAACTGCAAGAACGTCATTCACTGCATCCAGACGTATACGGGTGCGGACGGAAAGCGTTCAGCGAACAAGGACTTTGTAGATTTAATTCGTTACGTTTGCCTTTCAGACGCCATCAACGTCGAAGGCGACATCCTGCGCAGCCACGGAGGAGGAAGCTACTGATGGCGCCATCCGGCATCGTCCCGCCTAGCCGCCTGCGACCGGGCCGTTATCTTGATGACCCTCCGCGTTGCGGCATTTGCGCCGAGCCGCTGACCACGCCTAGTCACGTCCATGGCCGCGACCACCATCTTGGCCCCGTCTGCCGCGAGTGCGGCCCGCACCTTATCAGCGCCATCACCGCCCTTGAGATCATCATCATGCGCCGCGGCTAATTCGCCATTCGCAAACAGCAAACACTTTATGTTCACCAAAACCAAAACCATCCCCACTGACCTCTACACCGTCAACGAAGACTTCGACCGCGAAGGCGCCCTCGCCTTCTCCCGCGAACAGGCGCCGCCCGCCTACCTCGCCGTCATGCTTGAGTTGCAGGACCGCATCGCCGACGCAAGCACGTTGGTCGCAACCATGGCCACCGCAAAGGAACCAGGCTACCTAGCCCACGCCGCCGGACAGCTCAACGCCTTGCAGGAACTGTGGGACACCCTTGAGCAACGCCGCGCCGAAGCCTCGCGCTTGGAGTAGGTTTCGCGCCGTAGTCCAAGCGTGATTTGGTTCCCAGCCGCCAAAGCAAACATCCCGCGACACTAAGCCGCTTAGTGTAAAGCCATGTTCCCGCTCGCACCCCTTCGGCATAATCCGGCCGCTTTCCGGGCATTTATCCCCGATCGGGAACCCTGTTATAGAAACAACTCTGTATTTGTAACGAAACCTGTAAGAAAAACAGCCCTGTTTTTCTTACAAGTCGCCGCCCACCGACATTCCCAAAATGTCGCCGTGCGCCGAACTGTCACTAACTGACAGATTGTTGCAAATTGCACAACTCCGCGCGCGTTGTCCTGCGCTTTGTATCAAAAAGACCGCACAAAATGTGACAGAAAGCGCAATCACTTGTGCAGAAGTGTAGACGTTTCTATCCACGCCACACCTGCCAAATGTCTCTCGGCAACACAAGCGAAGTATCGCACAACGAGACCTTCCCGCCTCATTTTGCATTCTGCATTCTAAATTTTTTGCTGGACATTTGTACAGCGGCGTGAGATACTAGCACTATCAAAGTGGAGTAGTGCCCTCATGGCACGCGAGGTTTGATCGGTCTGGATGACGCGCATCCTGGTTCCTACTTGAGAGGTTTAAGCTCATGGCGACAGATAACGCGGCTCCGGCCGCAGAGGTGGAAGATTTCGACGTTATGTCGATCAGCGAAGCGCTAGTCGGACTGGATCAACCAGCACCGGAAGCGGCTGATCCCAAGGCCGACGCCGAAGAAGAAAAGCTCTCTGACAAAACTGACGAGTCGGATGAATCCGAGGCTGAAAAGCCCGCGGAAGAGTCCGAAGATGAAGATGCCAAGGACGAAGAGTCCGAGGACGACAACGCCCCGGTGCCGCAGGAGAAGGTCCAGAAACGGATCGATAAACTGACGGCAAAACGCAAGGAAGCCGAGGAAAAAGCTCAGACGCTGGAGACCGAATACAGCGCGGCCAAGACCAAGCTCGCCGAATTGGAAGCTCAGGTCAACGAAGCCAGCCGCCCCGTCCTTCAGCCCTCCGCGGATAACCCGCTGGCTGATGTCGATACTCAGGAAGCGCTTGAGGCCAAAATCAAGTCCGCGCAGGAAGTCCGCCGCTGGGCGCTCCGTAATACGGACGGCGCCACGGTCAAACGGCCAGACGGCACCGAGGTCTACGTTGATTCTGACGAGGTAAAAAACTACCTCATCAAGGCAGACGATGTCCTCACGACTTACGCGCCCGCGCGCCAGCAATGGCTCGCCCAACGCCAGCCGGCCGTCGAGGCAGCCAAGAACCTGTTCCCCGACATCTTCACAAAAGGCACCGCGCTCAACACGGCCTACCAAGCGACCGTGAAGCAAGCGCCCGAGCTGCTCAAGCTGCCCCAAGTCGAATACTGGGTCGGCCTTGCCTTGTACGGCGAACAGCAGCTCATGCAAAAGCAAGAAGCCCAAAGGGCCAAAGCCAGCGCGGCCAAGAAAGTCTCGTCAGCAAAATCAGAATCAAAACTTCCCACACCTGCATCCCCGGTTAGCGCAGCCAAGTCTGCCACCAAAGCAAGCAGCAAAGACGCTGCAAAACGACTCTACGAACGAGGCGACCGCCAATCACTGGAAGCCTTCGCCGAGAGTCTTCTTAGCTAACCCAAACAAAGAAAGAATCAACCAATCATGTCTGCTGGAACTATTTTTCCTACAGTAGGTCAACGTGAAGACCTGAGCGACGTTATCACTATCGTCGACGCTAAAAACACGCCCTTCGTGTCGGCCGCCCGCAAAGGCGCCGACATCACCAACGCCGCCGTTTACAGCTTTCAGGCTGACAAATATAACGACCCGTCCTTCGACGGCGTCCTGAGCAACTCGGACGTTTCCGCCTACGACGATCCGGCCAAAAACCGCGCCCTCCTGAGCGCCCGCGGGCAGATGTTCCGCCGCGCCGTCAAGGTCGATACGTTCGTCCAAGAGGCGAGCGACATCGCCGGCATCGGCCGTAAGAAGCAGCTCGCCGTTGGCGTTTCCAAGGCTCTCTTGGAGACCAAGCGCGACATGGAGAGTGCCTTCTGCTCCGACCGCGAATCGCAGGAGCAGAGCGGCGCCAACCCGTATCGCACCCGCGGCCTGTTCCGTTGGGTGGATAGCGCGGCTCAAACCGACCTCCCAGTCCCTGCCGCCTACCGCACCCCAACCGGCAGCATCAACACCGACGCCGCGCCGACCGAGTCCGCCGTGCAGACGCTCCTTCAGAGCATCTACTCGCAGACCGGCCAGATCGACGACATGGTGCTCCTCTGCGGACCTTCGCTCAAGCGCACCTTCACCGAATACACTCGTTTCAGCACCGGCTCGGCTGGCGCTGGCCTGTCGATCCGCACGTTCAACAACTCTGCCGACTCCAAGCGGATCGTCAGTGCTGTGAATGTGTTTGAGGGCGATTTTGGCACTTTGCGTTTGTTGCCTAGCCTTTATTTGAGGCAGAACAACTCCAGCGACACCGCGAAAAACTCGTCCGGTCTGGTGCTCAACATGGACCAGTGCGAAGTCCGCTTCGCCAAGCGTCCGGCCATGAGCGAATTGCCCGACCTCGGCGGCGGTCCTCGCGCGCTGATCCAGGCTATCGCCTCGGTCACCTGCTTGGCCCCTCAGTCCCAGGGCAAGTTCACTGCCAACGTGGCACTCGCAGCCTAATCATTAACCAAAGGAAACCAATAAAATGAAAGTCTTCGAGCTTCCCTACGAAACCAAAGCAGCGACCGGCTACACGCACAAGGTCATCATCGAAAGAACTGACTTCACCAGCGCGACCAACACGCAAACGATCAACCTTCTGTCGGCTCCCGCCGG